ATGACCTACTTTGATTCATATGCACAGCATCCTGAACCCCAGGTCATTGAACTCATGAATGCATGGAAGGCACAGTGGGATTCCACACAAATGCATGACAAGCCTATGAAGCTGTATTTTAACAAGGTTCGTCATCAGTACAAGACGACAGAATGCGGAATGTATTGCATTTACTTCCTTCACTGCTCTCTTTTTGCTATTCCAATGGAATCGAGAATACCCGACGAAGTGATGGTAATGATGAGACGCTTCTTCTTTGAGATACCACTTCAACGGAGACGGCATCCGTAGTTTTGTAGGACGAAGTAATAATGGAGATTGTCATTGGATCAACGATTGTAGGAACCGTCCTCATTGGACTTGCAGCACCGTGGGTTCCGAAAGAATACTATCCTTACATGGCAGCCGCAGCCGTAATCCTTCTGATTACAACCGGCGTCATCCTCGCAGTACAATATACTCGCGGCAAGCCGATTTCACCAACAGACATTACGGCCGATCTAGATGTCTATAAATCCATCTCTCGCCCCGGTCCGCTTTCCTATTCGGACAAGGCACAGTTATGTGACTACAGTGTAGCATCGTCTGCGTATAGCGTCATACCTGGAAAGAGCGTGTTTTCATACACTACGGAAGAATCGATTCGTAAAGTGATTGCAGCAGGTGCTCGGCTCGTTGAACTTCATATCTACGATGATGCAGGGAAGCCCGTCGTTGGGCTAGCGGATACGATTACAGGTCAGAAATATACATACAACACTGTCCCGTTTGAAGCCTGTTGTCAGGTTCTAGCAAACGATGCATTCAATGCAGGAACGACAACTGCCTCTAGCGATCCATTCATTGTCAGTCTAGTTTTCCACACAGAGAATACGAACATATTCAATGCATGTGCGGATACGATGAAGACAACGATGGCACGTTCAATGCTCGGGTCGTCCTTCAGCTATCAGCGTAAGATCATCACCAACGAACCGATTGCAGACTTTGCAGGTAAGTTCATCATTGTAAGCGGCGGAAACGTGAAGGGAACATTGATGGATGAACTCGTCAACTTAAGCTGGGCTGGAAGTCATCTGCGTCGCCTGACATATACCGAAGCCGCCCAGACTCATGATTACCAAGAGCTCATCGACTACAATAAGAAGAACATTACAATGGTCGTCCCCGACGGCTCGATCTCTCTAGAGAACAACAATCCTCAGATCCTGTTCACATACGGTTGTCAGTGGGTGATGATGAACTACGGATCGTTAGATAAGGGAATGGAGACCTATACTGCGAACTTCGCATCTGCAAGTTTCCTGCTGAAGCCCGACGCACTGCGTTTCAAACCCGTTTCCTACACGAAGCCGGCCCCGCAGGATCCTGCTCGTTCGTTTCAACCAAAGAGAAAGACGAGTCCAATCTACGACATTACTTTATAATCTCAATGAGTATCAAATGACTGCTTGGATGAAACTTGTTATGGAAACGAAGAGGAAGCACCCGAATTTCTCACTTGGCCAGGCGATGAAGGAAGCCAAGAAACACTATCACCCTGCCAAGACGGCCAAGACGGGAGGCTTCCTGCAGAAGACAGGCGGCCGCCGTCGTCACACTGCACGCGGTGGATCGTTGTACGGCTTCGGTGAAGGGGGTGGTGGTCTTGCGGACGGTGTGGGTCGCATGAAGACGATGGACGGTGGACGCAGACGTCGCGGAACCAAGAAGGGTGGCCGCCGCCACCGCCGCCGCACACACCGCGGTGGTGTATCTCCTCCCGGAGGTGAGCCGGCCGGTCCTGCACGTCCTCCGCCGATCGCGATTCCGCCGCCCAGACCCATAAGAGACGATTCGGGTGCGGCTGCACCCCGTGCTTAACTATTCAGGATAGCCTGAATATCCTTCGGGGTCACGGGGGGCAAAGGAGTCCAATACTTGCAGTATTTAGAGATATCGAAGGATCTCTCATTTATCTGACTGAACTTGGGGACCATATACATGAAACCCCATTCGTGAAAAAACGAAGGAACATTATCGGTTGTAAACGTCGCCACGTATGTACATCCAAAGAGGGTCTGCATCGTGTTATAAAAGTTGCGGATCGTAGTCCAAGACGGATGGTTGCGATTCAGAGACACCGGACCCATATGTGTTGCAATGATTCCAGCCGGTAGTGCCAATACACTGCTATTTACAATTGCATGTAAGCATTCGTGGTACAGATCGATAAACTTCCCTTCGGGATCTGGAAAATCAAAGAAGATTACATCAAACATCTCGTGACAATGCCGTAAATACGTTATGGCATTATCATCGACATATCGCACTCGAGTATCCTTGTATACATGCTGATTGAGGTCAGATAGATACGGCTCAACAACCGTGCGAACAAACTGGGCATCGTAGTCGACAATCGTCACAGACGATGGATCCCATTTGAGGACTTCGCGCGCAAGAAGACCATCGCCTCCTCCAAGAATCAGGACTCGGGCAAGACGACGTTCGTAGCGACTCATTGCAGGATGGACGAGTGTCTCGTGGTAGCGATACTCATCAACCTCTGCGAACTGTACTTCTCCATCCATTAGAAGTACACGACCGTGGTCAGCAGTATTTACGAGAGACACATGTGAATACTTCGTATGTGTGTCGCATATTACGTTTTCGACTTGAAATGCGACAGTTGCACCCTGTTGGGTTCGCTCCATTCTTTTCATTTTTATGCGTCTTTTGTGTAAGTAATGAATTACGTTGCGTGCTTTACAACAATTCCATCACGTATTCCGTACATTCATATCACACTCAACTCTCTCCTCAATCAAACGAGGCAGTTCGATCAGATCTTTATTTGCATTCCGAACAATTCTGTGCGATTTTTGATTCCATATGTAGTTCCCGAATCCATTGCAAATCGTAAGGACTGTGAAGTCGTTCGATGCAAGGACTATGGTCCAGCAACTAAGATTCTCGGTCTTCTTGGACATCCAGATATTGGTCCCGAAACCAAGATCTTTTTCTGTGACGACGACCGTATATATCCGTCGGATCGTGCAGAGCTGTTTTATACTGCAGCATTGGATCACCCAGATACCGTAATTTGTCAAGCAACAAATCCGTATTGGAAATTCTTTCAAGCATCGTTAGTGTACGACTACAATAGCGATCGAATGTTCCCTGCAGGACGACAGGGAATACGAGCTGGATGGGTCGATATCTTTGAAGGATTTGGAGGGGTTCTTGTTCAGCCAAGTTTCTTCACTAAAGACGTATATGCAATACCAGACGATTTTGTAGTTGTTGACGATATCTGGTTGTCTGGTCACATCAAGTCCAACGGGATTCATATATGGGGAGTGAACTGTCCAAGTCCAGTAAAACATAAGGGAGATACTATAGATCCACTCTTCCTTCTGCCTGGAAAGCAGGACCGTAAGGGATGTAACTGTGCGTGTATCGATTACTATCAGAAAACAACCAAGATCTGGTCTTCGATCGAATCAATTCAGTTGGATGAACAGATCCTTTTGCCAGTGATTCCAATGACACAGAGGCTGCATAAAAAATTGAAGGTCATTTTGCCTCTTCTAGGGAAAAAGGACGTTTCCTTTCCAGATACACAGAGTCAGTTCTTAGATGATCTGCAGTTGGCCCGCATCGAGGAATCTGAACTTGAGAAACAGACGCTTGCCCTTCTTGATCTCTGTTCTGAGTTCCAGGAGTTGCATGAAAAATATCAAACCTCTCTCGCCTTTCTGAAACAAAACAACATTGCACTGACGACGGATCTCGAAGCAAACATGCAGAAGCCACTTTACGAATTTCTTCTGAGAACAAATCTGAAGTCCAGTGTTGAATCGTATATACAATCCTATACTGAATTTCGGTTAACAAGCTTGCAGACGTCTATTCTACGGTATCGCGTCTTATGCCATGGATGCAAACAGCGTCTGTTTCATTTCATTTCAGTACCTTGTGGCCATCTAACGTGTCAGGAGTGCAAGTCGATCAATTGTTCAGTGTGTACGAAACAAGTTGCCACGTATCAGAAAGCTGCGTTCTAATGCGTTGCCACCCCAACAATACCCGCATACAATAGAATTGCAAAGAACGAAACAGCGATGCGTGCACGACGCGATGTAGGAATAATGTCTCCATATCCAGTGGTTGTAAACGTCATCACACTGAAGTAAAAAAGTGTAATAAATCGGTCGAACGGACGAGTCGGAAGATTGTTAATGTCTCGATCATTGACCCACGCGAGCAGAAAGAGTGCGAAGAGTACATTTAATCCAATAGCAACTCCTACTACAAGAAGGACATGTTGTGTAAGTTTCATTACCACTCCATGAGAATATCTTCCATGCGACAATCTCCGGGGCCGGGAGCACTTGCAATCTTCTTGTTCGCAGCCTCAAGATCCGTCTCTGCAAACTCGTCTTCCGCCGACGCTTCAGGCATCTTCGTCTCATCTAACAGGATATCAACGAATCCAGTTCCACATGGCGGCTTCTGTCCGAACATGATATTCGCAGAGACTCCAAGCATTCCATCGAAGGATGCAGATGTGGCCGCATTGAACAGGATCTTGGATGTCTCCTCGAACGATGACTTGGCCAGAACACCGTTATCGTGCTTAGACATTCCGAAGCGGTTCACCGGGACAAGACGGCCCTGGTACGTGATCGTGTCCAGCAGAACCGACAGATGGTGGTAATTGACCGGTGCTGCATTCTGAAACACTTCGTTCAGCTCATCAAAGATTGCCTGGCGAGCAGCCTCAATTCCAAACACTTCCATGATCTCGTGAATATCGTTCGAGAAAGTGCGTGTCGGATCCACGTTCCGCAGACCCAGTAGCTTGAACAGGTTGGTGCCCTCCACATCCAGGATATGCTGCTTCTTGGCCACGTATCCTGCAACCGATTCGTCCCAGACCAACTGGTTGTTCACGTCGCGGTGGTATACGCGACCAACTCCCTCTACGCCCGTGATGATCGTGTCAAGGATACGCTCCTCCACATACCGCAGAGCGAGCATGTTCTTTGCAAATGCCTCTTCGAATGTAATGCGGCACACCAGCTTCTTTGCATTCATATCGCTGAACACGCACTGGGAGATCTTGATCGACAGATTTCCAAGAAGGGCATTCTGAATTCCAGTCATGTCATCTGTGATGTTGCGAGACGCCATCTCCGTCCGATCAAACTCCAGACGGAAGATCCACGGGGATACACAGTCCGGCTTTCCGACCGAGAATGCCTGGAAGCTTGCCAGAATCTCGCGATCCTCGGTGACTACAGTTGCATCGGACAGCGGATACGGGTCGTAGTAGATGCGAACTGACCGAGTAATGTCGCGGATGCTTGTACGCTGGATCTCTCGCTTGAGACGAATCGCCTGTTCGAGATCGCTTGAGAGTTCAGGACGCATGTAGACGAATGTCAATGGAGACTTAGGGTTCTTGGAAACCTCTAGTAGTTCCTCGATACGCGGAACTCCCTGAGTTGCACCCGCCTTAACTGTTCCTGCAGAATGGAACGTATTCAGCGTGAGCTGCGTCGTGGGCTCACCGATCGACTGTGCAGCAATTGCACCCACCATCTCACCTGCGTGGACAAGCGACTTGATCGTCCGATACCGGATCTCCTTCAGAACTTCGTCAAAGATCTCCTTCGTGAAGCGATACTCGACGATCGACTTCTTCGGGGCCAGGTAGAATCGCAGAAGCATATGGAAGACCTTGTTAGTTGCGAGCCACGGCTCCTTCATTAGCTTATTGAGTTCATCAACAATGTACTTTGGCGTCAGATCGGTCATGGTTGAGTACGGATTGCGATACTGTTCGCACAACCGCTTCAAGTGCACAGGAGCCCGAACAACATCGTTCTTCTCATGCCGGAAGACACTGCTAACGAGCATGTCACGATCCTTCAGGATTTCTTCGACCATGTCAGGTGCTTCCGTAAGAGTTTCGGAACAAAGGAGCTGGATTCCAGATGACGGATCGGTCATTGAGAGTGCATAGTTCTTGTACACCGTCTCAAGCGTCATCAGGGCAAGATCGCACGGCTGCATCTCGATTGCCACTGAATCGACACCATCTTCTCCATACAGATACTGGATGATTGTACCGTCTGCCTTGCGAATCGTGTGATCGTTTGCAACGTGCACATCCTCCATCGTCTTCATCATACGACGCTGAATGTATCCGGTATCGGATGTCTTGACGGCCGTATCAATCAGTCCCTCACGTCCGCCTTGAGCGTGGAAGAAGAACTCTTCGGGACGCAGACCCTTGACGAACGAGTTCTGAACGAATCCACGAGACTCAATGCCGTCGTCGTACTTGGAGAAGTGCGGCAATGTGCGGTCCTGCAGAGTGTAGCGAACACGCTTACCGTCAATAACCTGCTGACCCAGCAAAGCCATCATCTGCGAAATGTTCAGACCTGAGCCCTTTGTTCCTGCATCTACCATCTGCAACATACGATTGCTCTTCGGAAGACTCTTCAGTACAGCAGATGAGATCTTCTCACTGACTTCCTTCAGCTTGTTAAAGATCTGGTTCTCGAGCTCATCTCCGTCCGTGCGTCCAGATGTGTGCGTGAACTGACCGGCGTGCATCCTCATCAGAATCCGCTGCACCTCTTCACGTCCGTTCTTCAGCGTCTCCTCCACGAATGCAGACGTTTCCGGATTGCTAACAAGATCCGAGGTTCCAACGGAGAATCCCGAATAAAGATTGTACTTGGTGACGATCTGCTGCATTTCGTTGATGAACTGACCGCACCGATCGGGACCAAAATCGTTGAAGATGATGTGGAGGGATCCCCTGGACGCACTGCCGAACGCTGACTTCTGCAGAAGTCCCTCGACGAGCTGACCGTTCTTGAGCTTGATCGACTCATTCATGTTCATGAGAGGAAAGGCTGCACTGATCGTCTCACGGCCCGTGTGCTTCTCATCACGGCGAACAAACGTGCTCATCGGCCGCTTGAGACGAGCCATGAAGTTCATGGCAACGTGTTCCGGAATAGAGACATCTGGATTCGAGATACGGTATGCACCTGTTAGTGTATCCTGGAATAGCTGGATGATCGGGGCTGCATCACGAGGAGAGACAATCAGACGAAGCACGCTTGCGAGCTCACCGATCTCCGTCTCTGCCGCCATGGACTGGGGCACGTGCATGTTCATCTCGTCGCCGTCAAAGTCTGCGTTATACGGACGAGTGGCCGATACGTTCAGACGGAAGGTCGAGTAGGGCAGAACCTTGACACGGTGGCACTCCATCGAGCCCTTGTGGAGAGAAGGCTGCCGATTGAAGAGCACACGATCACCGTCGATGAGATGGCGGTGCACGATATCACCCGGTTGCAGATCGAGTGTGTCCGCGTTCACATAGCGGAGACTGAGAGTCCGCTTGTCCTTCTTAAGAAACACAGTCTTTGCACCAGGCCAAACGGCGGGACCGTTGCGAACATATGCCTTCAACCGCTCGCGGTTATAGATCGTAACAATCTCCGGCTTGGTCAGATTCGTCGCAATTTCAAGGGGTACACCAAGCTCGTCGAGATCAATGTTCGCGTCCGGAGTAATGACAGAGCGGGCTGAGAAGTCGACACGCTTACCCATCAGGTTTCCACGCACACGACCGGTCTTTGCACCCAGACGAGACTTGAGCGTCTTGAGCGGCCGGCCAGACCGCTGGGAAGCGGGGGGAATTCCCTTGATATCGTTATCCACATACGTGGCCACATCGAGTTCAAGCAGAACAGTGTGCTTCTCGATACTGTCGCGAGCATCGCCGCGATCAATACGCTCACGAAGACGCTGATTGTTGCGAACAATATCAATGAGCTTGTGTGTCAGGTCATCTTCCATTCGCTGGTTATCGTCCATCACGACAGAAGGCCGAACTGTAAGCGGAGGAACCGCCAGAACCGTGCAGACCATCCATGCGGGATGGGAGTAGGTCGGATTGAACCCGAGCACGCGAATAGTCTCATCACTCATCCTCTGGAAACAGCGAAGAACCATCTCAGACTGAATGGGAATTGAGACTGGATCTGTCTCATCATCGTCGGCCGTCTGCGGGATTGCCTGGAGAGTGCAGACTGTTCCAAGAACCTTGACGACAGTCTTAACCATCACAGTCTCGCAGTGCTTACATGTGAGCTTCTTGTTCTTTCCAACGCCCTTGTACTTGTTTGTCTTTTCGTTGATATCGTTGAGTCGATCCATGCCTTCCAGAGTGGACTCGAGTGCATCCTTCCATAGATTGTTTTCGAGCTCGCGATCAATGTAGAGCAGACTACAGTTCATGCACAGATTGCGAAGGATCTTGATGATCTGATCGAGGTACTGGTACAGATACACCGGACGAGCGAGAGTAATGTGTCCAAAGTGACCTTGGCATTGCTGATTCGTGTGTTTGCAGGTTGGACAGACCTTGCCGGACTCAATCACTCCGAGGCGAGAATCAAAGACTCCTCCAGGAACAGGAGTCGTTCCTTGGAATGTCTTGTCCGTTGTAATCTCAACTACAGATCTCCTTGCAATCTCCTGAGGAGAGGTGATGCCGAACTGAACTCCGATGATGGTATCGGGCATCTCTTGTTATACCTTTGCTTAGACTATTGTGTATATCCGTTCTGCACGCAAATTTCTGAGTTGATGTATAAGGTATGTCAGCGGCTAGTAGTGGTGCTCCTCGACCCGCAGATGCAACTCACACGGATCCTCGTGGGTATTACTGGAAGAATACAACGAATGGAAGCGGTGGTGCTGGTACATGGTATATCTACAATAATCGTTCTAATGTTTGGGACCAGGCTCAAAACCCAGGGGATATTACATCGATCCAGGCGGCACCGGCGGTGGAAGAGGACGACGACGAGGACGACGACGAGGAAGAGGATGGCGGGGAACCGTCAAATGCAGCGGCGGCACCGGCAGGAGCGGCACAGTATCGAGGAGATGACGAGGAAGAACGGAATCAGCAAGAAGAGTATGATAAAGATGAAGATGCACCTGTCGAGGGCGAAGATACATTTGAGGATGGTCCAGAGTG